TAAACACTTTGATGAAATTTTTCAAAAGAAGGTTTCAGTAGAAGATATCAGACGTAAAACAAAAATCAAAATAGAAGAAGGTAACAAAGAAAGGGGAATTATGAATTTACATAAGGGTATATCATCAGATGGTAGAAGTGGTGATGATTTCTTTGTAACTAATCAGAAGTTAATTGAATTGACTGATGAAATTATCCCTAAAGATATCAAAGATGTTCTAACAGACATCATAAACGAGTCTTTAGACCCCGAAGGAAGAAAGACCTCAAATGTTATTCAAATGATGAAAACAGATGGGTTATTCAAAGTTCTACCGAAAAAAGAGGACAATTGGGTTGAATTTATACAACCTTATTTGAAAATACAAAAAAAGGAATTGAATTATTACAATCAAACAATTAATTAATAAATTATGTATAACAAATCGAACAAATTCGAGTTTCTATTATCTTTAGAAGATAATATTATTTGTCAAAGATTTTTCAGTGTCAAACAATATAGGGCACAAAATCGTAAATCACTGGAACTAAATGACACAATGAGAGAAATCATAAACACTATCAAAGCTGACTTAAAAGATAAGTCGATTGACTACTTGATAGAGTCTTATGATATGAACACACACACTGTCAATTTGTCACCCCAAGACCAAAATAACACATGTGAAGAAAATTTTCACGTTATTTTAAAAGTGGGTAATGATACTATTAGTAACTTCATTTTTCCCTCTAACATCTATCCTGCAAAGATTAGATACACTGTAGATATTAGACCTAGACTCACAAAATTCTTGAGTATGATTACTGACGAATTGTCAAGGAAAAAAATTACTACAACATACCTCGAAACACAACTTTAAACAGTATTTATTATTACTAATATCAACTCACTATAATGGCAGAAAACAAAAGTTTTGGATATCTCGGTTATACTTTTCAATTAAAATTATTGAATCAGTTATTAACGGATAAAAAGTTTATTCAATCTATAATGGAAGTAATTGATTCAAATTATTTCGAGAATCAATATTTCAAATTGATAGCTCAAATGATTAAAGAATATTACGAAAAGTACCATGTAGCACCAACTTATGACGTTCTTGACCAAAACACTAAATTGGAAATCAAATCAGATACAGCGAGACAAGTTGTTTTTGATATGATTTCTGAGATAAAGGAGTGTGATTTAGATGACCACCTTTGGGTACAGGAAAAAGCTTTGAAGTTTTGTAAACAAGAAGAACTTAAAAAAGCCATTGGTAAAGTATCCAAAATATTAGAAAAAGGTGACTTTGAATCATATGATAAGTGTGAAGGTTTTATTAGAGACGCAATACAAGTTGGTGAGATAGATGACTCTTCTATGAATGTTTTTCAAAATATTGACGAAGCATTGGTTGATGATTTCCGAGACCCTATTCCAATCGGTATCACGGGGATTGACAATATCTTAGACGGTGGTCTCGCTAAAGGTGAAATTGGTTTGTTCTTAGCTCCTACTGGAGTTGGTAAAACTACTGTATTAACAAAAGTAGCTAATAGTGCTTTTAACAATGGTTATAATGTTCTACAGATATTCTTCGAGGATAATCCGAAGGTTATCCAAAGAAAACATATCACATGTTGGACTGGCGTTCCAGCACAAGAACAATCATCAAGAAAGGATGAAGTTCTAGAAAAACTTAAACCATTCAAACAACGAACTAATAAACTGGTATTAGAGAAGTTGGCTTCTGACAGAATTACCATTTCTCATATAAAAAACCGTATCAGAAAACTAGTAGCGGAAGGTAACAAATTCGATGTAATTGTTTTAGATTACATTGATTGTGTACTACCCGACAAACACTTCAATGAAGTATGGGCTGGTGAAGGTTTAGTTATGAGACAATTCGAAACTATGTGTACAGAATTGGATGTCGCTGGATGGACAGCTGCTCAAGGTAATAGAAGTTCTATCTCATCAGAAGTTGTTACCACAGACCAAATGGGTGGTTCTATCAAAAAAGCACAAGTAGGTCACGTAATTATTACGATAGCGAAGACACTACAACAAAAAGAAATGAACCTAGCTACTATTGCAATTACTAAATCAAGAGTTGGTAAAGATGGGATTGTGTTCGAAAACTGTAAATTTGATAACGCTACCTTAGACATTAGTACTGAACAATCCAATACATTGTTAGGGTTGGAAGAAGAAAAGGAAAAAAGGACAGCTGAAAGAATCAAACAAGCTTACGAAAGAAGCAAAAGACAATTTCAAAAATAATAAAAATTTAAATAAGTATAGATTATGGAAACTTTGACAACGAGCAAATTATTCACTGAAAGAGTACATTATAAGCCATTCGAATATCCCGAATATTATTCCGAAGGTTGGTTAAAACAAGCACAAGCATTTTGGTTACACACTGAGATTTCTATGCAAGGTGATGTTAAGGATTGGAAAGAAAACTTAACAGAAGCTGAAAAAAATCTAGTAGGTAATATCCTATTGGGTTTCGCACAAACCGAATGTGCTGTATCAGATTATTGGACAAATATGGTGACCGATTGGTTCCCAAAACACGAAATCAGACAAATGGCTATGATGTTTGGTTCACAAGAAACTATTCACGCAGTAGCTTATTCATATCTAAATGAAAGTTTAGGTTTAGACAATTTTGAGGCATTCCTACATGAACCAGCAACAGCTGATAGATTTGAAATGTTGATGAATGTTAAAAATGATTACACACACACCGATTTACAGACTAATGAAGAAGCTAGAAAAGAGGTAGCTAGGTCTTTAGCTATATTCTCAGGTTTTGCTGAGGGTGTTTCACTTTATTCCTCTTTTGCTGTCCTATACTCATTCCAAATGAGAAATTTACTTAAAGGTATTGGACAACAAATGAAATGGTCGGTAAGAGATGAATCACTTCACTCGAGAATGGGTTGTAGGTTATTCAATCACATGTGTGAAGAATTCCCCGAACTCAGAGAATCGAGTAAAGATGATATCGAAGAGGCTGCTAGATTGGTTGTAGAATTAGAACACAAATATATTGACAAAGTATTTGAGATGGGTAACTTAGAAAATATTAGTTCAGATGAATTGAAAGAATTTATCAAACAAAGAGCTAATGAGAAACTAAGAGAGTTAGGTTATTCTAATATTTTTGAGGTCAATGAAGAATTAGCTTCTTCACTCGAATGGTTTTATCATTTAACTGGTGGTGAAACTTGGACAGACTTTTTCGCTGTAAGACCTACGGATTATTCTAAAGCAGGTGAAGATGATGATTGGGATGACATATTTTAATTTTTAAGAGAAAAAAACAATGAAAAATTACGGAGAACATTTAGGTTGGGAAGTCGATGTTGATTTTCCAAGTTGGGCAAATACACCCGTTTATGTAGAGACTATCTCTAAGGGTTATTTGTATGGTGATGAAACACCAAAGGACGCTTATTGGCGTGTTAGCACTGCGGTTGCTAAAAGATTAAAGAAACCAGAACTTTCAACGAAGTTCTTTGATTATATTTGGAAAGGATGGTTATGTTTAGCTTCACCAGTACTTTCAAACACTGGAACAGAAAGAGGACTTCCTATTTCTTGCTTTGGTATCGATGTTGCTGATAGTATATATGATATTGGGAGAAAGAATCTCGAAATGATGTTATTAGCGAAACACGGCGGTGGAGTCGGTGTCGGTATTAATCAAATCAGACCTGCTGGGACACCAATCACAGATAATGGTACATCTGATGGTGTGGTTCCTTTTTGTAAGATTTTTGACTCAACAATCATCGCTACAAACCAAGGTGCTGTGAGACGAGGTGCTGCTTCTGTCAATCTTAACATCGACCACGAAGACTTTGATGATTGGTTAGAAATCAGAGAACCCAAAGGAGATATTAATAGACAATCACTTAACTTACATCAATGTGCTGTGGTAGGTGATAAGTTTATGAGGAGATTAGAAGCGGGTGAACCCGAAGCAAGACAAAAATGGGCAAGTTTACTTAGAAAAAGAAGAGCGACAGGAGAACCATATATTATGTATAAGGGTAATGTCAATAAACAAAATCCAAGTGCGTATAAGAAAAACGGTTTGAAAGTTTTCATGACCAACATTTGTAGTGAGATAGTACTTCATACAGATGAGAACCATTCTTTTGTTTGTTGTTTGAGTTCATTGAATCTTGCAAAATATGATGAATGGAAAGATACTGATTTAATCTATGTTGCA